GAAAATCCAAATGCAGCCCATCCACTTTTGGGCAAAGACACTGAGCAGAATCTGAACGAGCGGCAGCGCCAGCGGGTGATGCAGGAACCCCCCGAGTTGCCCCAAAATGAACGTGTTTATGTGAAGCACATTCCTGCTAAAACATTTCGCATCGGCGGGCTAGATCATAAATATCTGAATCGCTGTGGCTGGTGTGGCTACTACGATTACGTAGCTAAAGACGACTTGCTCGCCATGCCCAAGCTGATGAATCGGGAAAAGCTATTTGGATTTTCCGGTTCAGCAACAGAGGATGAACGACCTGATGCCCACGATAGATGGAAACGAAACGGAATCAAAGTCTGGCGGATCTGGGATTTGCGCACCATGCAAAGACTCCTCGTCGTTGATAGCCCGTGCGTTACGGTATTTCAGAGAAAATTCGACCGCCTCCCACTTTTCGACATACGACCAGACAAGCGGCTTATACTATCAGGTTTCTATCCAATACCCCCGGCGTTTCACTGGATTAGCCCGCAAGACGAGTACAACGAAACCAGAGAAATGTTGCGGACCCACCGTCGACGATTCATCCGCAAATTCCAAGTAGTGGATGGAACAGTTGATGATGAAGAAATCGAGAAATTTGAGACTGGGCCTGATGGCGCAATTATCAAAACGCACAAAGATCAGGCCATTCGCCCTATAGACAACGCCGACTTAGGACAAAGCCTTGCAGAAGCCGTACAAATCTCAGCGGACGACCTTAACAGGATATCGGGCACATCAGATGAGAGCCGTGGTGTCGCAGACAGAACTACAGCAACTCAAGCAACTATTGTCAACCAAAGAACAGCACTTAGAGAAACTAAAGAAAGAGATCGAGTTGTTAAGTGGTATTGTGAAATTGGGCGAGAAATACTCCTCATTATCCGTGACAATTTTACAGGCCAAACAGTCATCCGGCTAACATCGCCAGAGGGGGAAGCGTTTGGGCAGAATGTCCAGAGCACATATCAGACTTTCAAATTTATCAAAGCTGAAGACCTCCGCGATGGCTACGATTTCAAAATTGACGTGGATTTGTCCACGATGTCGCAAGCAGCCGCTCAAGAAGAGAAGCAGAAACTATTGGAATACACGGCATTTCTACAGCAAAATCCATTTGTAGCTTTTTCGCCATATCTCGTGAGGGAAGCAGCGGTTAGGATAGGGTATAGGAATGAGAAGGCGATTGCTGAATTTCAGCAGATGGCTCTTTTGATGGAATTGGCTAGAATGCAACAACTTCAGGGCCAACTACAGCCCCAGGGCGGGCAGATGCCCCAGGATGGTGGGAGTTCTCAGCGGCTTTTGCAACAGGCCACACCGCCAGATCAAGAACAAATCCGCCAGCAATTGCAGAATATGCCGCTCCCTGGGATGCAACAGCAGTGAGGAATCATTTGTGGCACGCTCTAAAATTGGTTACAAAATTGGGAAGCAGGCTGTTCCATCCGACACACTCAATCCAAAAGATTGGGAAAGCGAATGCGTGTCGGCCCTTGAATACGAACCGGAAAGGCAAGAAGTTACTTGCCATTTCCATAAGCGCGGCAGTTATGTGTATTTTGGTGTTGAACCTGATGTTTACATGGAATGGAATAACGCGGGCAGCCGTGGGATCTATTTCAACTTGTATATAAAAGATCGGTATGCTTACGACAGACTTTCATCTTCCTAAAGGAAACTACTATGCCATCTCTAGATAACGCAATCCAGGAAGCAGAAAAAGAACTTATTGCACAGGCTGGCCCAGGCAAGACGTCCGCGCCGCCAGTTGAGGAAGCACAGGCAGAAGAAGCTACAGAAGAACAAGCTGAAGAATCTTCTGAGGAAGAGGGGACTCAAGAAGAGGTGGCCGATCTGTCCGATCAGGAGCTTCTCGAATCCAAAAATCTCTACAAAGCACTGAAAGACCCGACTACAGCCGCAGCAGTAATTGCGGCCCTCGCGCAACAAGCAGGAATTCTGCCCAAAGCAAATGAAGCCCCTCTTACGAAAAAAGAGGAGGCTGTAGCCAAGCGCGAAATAAAAGACATCTTCGCCGAAGCATTAGGCAAAGAATACGGTTTCCTCGCAGAGCGTTTAACGCCCGCCATCGAAGCCGTAATGCAACAGGAACGCACCGAACAAGAGGGGCGTTTTGCAGAAATTCAACAATCCAATGTTGAACGTGAAGTGATTGCCAGCTATGAAGCCTTGGCAAAAGAGACGAAAGGTGAGTCCAAGAGATTTGAGACTCGCATGGCACAGTTGAGTGAAGAAATTCCGATCGGTAACATGAATGTCAAAACTTACATGCAGCGACTCTATACCCTCGCCAGCAATGAGCGAAAATCTTCGCCGCAGAAAGTAGCCGATCAGATTCGCAGGAACGCATCAGATGCGCCCGCCCGCCTTCGTACAACTGCTGTGCCGCTTGCAGAAAGCTCTGTGCCCGACAAAAAAATGTCTCTAAATGAGTCTATTGCCTGGGCACAATCACAAATTGCTAAAGGAAAAAGGTAACAGCAGATGGCAATCACTTTTGGGGGCACTGGTGCTCCTTCACAGGTAACAACTAATCTAGACTCTCTTTTCGGCCTTTCGCTCGCTGCGTACCGGAAGGAGTTGATCGACAACATTGGCGCAACTAATGCCTTTCTTCATGAAATGATCAAAGGCGAACTGTATCAATCGCAGGATGGTGGAACGTATATTCAGCAGCCGCTGATGTATGCTCTCCAGGCTGCTGATACTTACGATGGATACGACGAATTGCCAACGATTCCGTGCGATGGCATCACTGATAGCATCGTTCAGTGGAGCCAGGTTGCGGCGGCAATCGTTTACTCCATGAAAGAAGTTAAGCAGAACAAACAGCGTCTGGTTAACCTCGTAAAAAGCCGTATCAAACAGGCTGAAATGGGTTTGCAGGAAAACTTTGCCCAGCAGCTAATGTTTGGTTCGGCCAATCAGGCTGGCGGTTCTCTCAAGACTCCCTACACTTCGCCCGCCAACGGCTCTCTTGGAATTGATCCCATCTCCAAGCTGATTGATTTCACGCCCACAACTTCCACCACTGTTCAGAACATCAATCAGGGCACGTATGATTGGTGGCGGAACAAAACCAAAACCTCCGCGGCCACGACCTACGATGCTTTCATTCTGGAAGTGGATCAGCTTTTCAACCGCGCCGCTCTCGGTACTGGAGGTAAACCCAAGATTTGTCTGCTCGATGAGACAACTTATGAATTGTTTGTCCATGCCTTGTATCAGAAGTATCGCTACACCGACAATAAGGTCGATGAAGGCTATCCTTTTGAGAACACCGTTTACAAAGGCTGCCACTTCGTAATGGACGATAAAGTTCCTGACGTTTATACGGGAACCGCTCCGACCCTCAGCGCGGGCGCTGGTGATCCTGCTACGCTCACTTATGGCAGCATGTTTGCCATTAATCCCCAGTTCTTCTGCCTCATTTATGAAGCCGATTCTGACTTCAAGATGCTGACGGATGATTCTGGCAAATCTATTTTCAAGCCCATTAATGGCGACAGCCGCGTCGGCCATTTTGCTTGGATGGGCGGTCTTTCTTGCTCCAACCGCCGCAAACAGGGCGTGCTTGGCAAGATTGCTCGTACGTATGCTTCCTAGAGATAAATAGGAAAAGAAGGAGACAAACTTCAATGCGATTCAAACAGGCAGGTAACAAGAAAGACATCGTAGCAGTAGTCGTCTACAACAACGAAGCATCTTCCGCGCTGGCAATTGGCGCTCCAGTTTGTCTGAGTTTCAATGGAACTCAAGATGGATTGGGCGTCGTTTTGCCCGCCACAGCGGCTGATGTTGGACAAAGCACTGGAGCTTTCGGAGTTTCTCTGGGAGCATATGCTGCCGGAAGCTATGGAGAAGCCCAAGTGTTTGGTGCGTGCAATATTCGATTGATGCGTACCCGCGCCGCTAGCACCGATACCTTCGCTGCTATCGCCAATTATGTTCCTGTAAAAGCTGAGTCTGTGAATAACAGTTTCCAGACCGTAGCCACAAACGGGGCATCCGCTTTTATCCCAAATGCGTTCGTGGCGGGCAGTTTGGCCGCAGTTGCTACCACAGCTGCTTCAACTCAAACCATGCAAACGTATTTGGTTCAGGGTTTCTTGCGTATGATGTAGCCATGTAACACTCCTTGTCAGGGCGGGACTGCAAACCGCCCCCTTTTTGCCCAGGCCGATTATGACAAAAAAGAAAATTCTCGTTGGCATCAATACTCTAACTGAAGTTAATCAAATCGCATATATGAACCATATGATCCTCTTCTATCGTTTGGGGAGGAATTACCGGAACATAGAATTTGCCATCTGTGCCCCGCGCCGGATGTCGATAGACAATATGCGGAATTTCTGTGCCCGCGCCGCCATAGAGGGAGATTTTGATTATCTCTGGTTTATTGACGACGATGTTTGCATAGCGCCGGATGCCCTCCGAATACTCATGCAGCTCGATTCTGATGTGGCCGCTGGAATCACTTTGGTTCGCGGCTATCCATTTGAGCCAATGCTTTTCAGTTTTGCTAAAGGACGCAAATCACCGCATGTTCGTGAATATGAGAAACTTGTCCAGAAGGATGGCAGCATCCGCAAGTTGGATGCGGTGGGCTGCTCCTGTTGTTTAATCAGAGTTTCTGTGCTGGAAAAAATGGAGGAACCGTGGTTCCACACGGGGCCGGGCTACACAGAAGATGTCTTTTTTTGTCAGAGGGCCAAGAGTTACAAGAAGAATCTGACCATAGCAGCTAGCAATTTGGTTCAGACTGAGCATATCTTGGGATCAGAGACTATCTCTCCATCCTCTCGCAGAGCTAAAATGCGTTTTCATGAGACAATGAACCCTGATTCCAAGAAGGCTCACAGTGCAAAAGCCTCCTGACGTAAGTTTTATTGTGACGGCCCATTCCAAACCACAAGCACTCAGACTGACACTACTTTCGTTGAAGCAGCAAAAGAAGGCCAAATGCGAGATTCTAGTAAGCAACAACGCGGGCGGAATAGCCAAGGCTGCTATCAAATCTGTGTGCAACGAAATGGGTGTGCGCGAGGTGGTGAATGATGCGCCTGAATGCTATTCTGCGATTGAAAAGTTGGCTCCTCTGGCAACTGGAAAATTTCTGTGCTTTCCTTCAGAAGAGGACTATTACACACCAGTCTTTGCAAGAAAGCTGCTCGATCATGCCCGCCGATACAAACTGCACCTCGTGTATTGTGACTCCCTCTATGACAGCCGCTATATCGGTTCTTATGAAGTTATGCGAGTCCAACCAATTATCGGGCACATCGACAAAGGGGGATTCCTCCTCCGAAGAAACCTTTTTAACGGGTTTCCCGGAACACCAGACGAAGCAGTGGCGTCCCTTTGTGATGGGTATTTGGTAGAAAAGCTCCGTGCGGAAGGTATTTCCTTTGGGAAGATTCCAGAGGTTCTTTGGGTACATAACTGATGGCTACTAGATTAGACATGCAGGCCAGACTGCAAAATCAGTTCAACAATTCGATCTACTACGATCAGCAGGCTGTTCTTGATTCAATCCAAGATGGCACCGATGAAGCGTGCGCTTTCACTGGCTGTATCTGGAAAACAGCCGCTATACCCTTTACTCAATACACTACTTATTATGACATGCTTACCCTTCTTCCCGATTATATTGGTGTCATTGCTATGTGGAATGATACTATCCATCGTTGGATGTTTCCGACTTCTCTCCGCAAACTTGACGCAACAAGACTGGATTGGAATTGTCAGTTCGGCACTCCTTACTATTTTTGTCCTGTTAACCATCGCTACATTGCTATTTGGCTCAAACCGGGCGTTCCTAACTATGGTAGGATGCTAGTATTCTATAGGGCAGCGGCGCCCGCGCTGACAGATCAGACCCCCCTGCCAATTCCAGACGAATACCAAACAGCAGTTGAACTCTACTCAATAACTGATCTTTGGGAACAGGCTCAGGAATGGGGCAAAGCAGCAGACTCACTCCAAGACTACATCAAAAACCTCGAAGCCCTCCGCATACTGATGCGTAATAAGAGGGCCATAGACAGAATTCCGGGACTAAAGTAATGGGCACATTTGGAACGATAATTCCGATCTGGACAAATGCCCAACTTGATCAGTGGGCTAAAGATGCTATTGCTCAAATCACAATTGATATTGATTGCATTTGGGCCAGGGAATGTGTAGCCACCACAGCGGGCGTCTCGGTAATAAGATTACCTGGATACATCCGTAGCCTCCGGCATGTGGCATGGATGGGCAGATATCTGGAACCACAAAGTTGGGAAGAACTTCAGTTTCTCACTCCCAGCACAGTTTTCCTCGATTTTGGCAGCTCTGCCAATCGCGAAATTCGCGGGAGGCCGCTCTTTTATGCTCTTCATCCTACTGATCCTTTTGATATTAAGCTCTATCCCGCTCCAGATCAAAGCTTTAGCGTGGCTGGAGAACCGAATCCCTACGCTCCACAACCGAATAGCCCTTCTTGTATTATTGAATATTGGCGCGAACCTGATAATACTCATAATGATCCTGTCGTTTCTCTCCCTCCGTACATAATGCGGCGGACGCAAAAAGCCTATGTTCTGTGGAAGGCTTTTGCGGCTGAGGGCAAAGGGCAGGACATGCAAGCCAGCGCATTCTATCAAACGAAGTACAATTTTCTGATTGAACAATTTAGAGCAATAAATAATGGATGCTACGTGTCCAAGCGGTATTCCTTGGACGAGGGCGGGCTACTTGATCCAGCCCGCTTCAGATACCCGAAGCCACTGCATGGGCCGAATTTCGAAAGGACGATTTTCTAATGAACGACACAAACGATTTGAAAGGTGTAATAACTTTGCGCGGTTCGCTGAGAATCGCCCTTCGCGATCTGCAAGGGGAACTTCTTCAGGAACGGCTAAT